CGGGGATCATCCAGATTCCCGGCGCCTTATTGAGTTGGCTGCGCTCCGACACAGCGCGAATCGTCCGTCACGCGCAGGGCATCCCTCCCCGCCGAGACGGAGACGACGATGAGCAGAGTGACAACAGCGACGTTGATGCGCAGCGTGGACAGCAGCATTGTTGCGATCATCGAGGCTGCAGATGCTGGCGATGTCGAGCGCCTGGTCTCGCTGCTCTACACCACTCGCGACGTGATCGGGGTACTGCCCCACAAGGAGCGCGAGGTCGCAACCGCGCAACTGCGCCAGACCATGCGTGACCTGGATGCCAAGGCTTGCGCGCGCATCGGCAGCATCACGCAGATCGCGCGGACGTGGTGAGCAGGATGGCAATGCGCGCGGAACGCCGCTGGATCATCCTAACGCAGGACGGCCGCCACGTGACGATGGGTCGCGCCAAGTCGCCCAGCGAGGCGGAGATTGAAGCCGCCGCGGCGGCGCTCGCCGCGCAGGGGCTGGCCGGTTGGCTCGCCACGCTGGACGGGAACTACTGGTCACGCCGCAGCGTGGTCCTTGCGCCGGTGCAGATGCTCGGCGACGGCACCACGCTGGATTGGTCCACCGCCATCACCGCCTTTGAAGCCGCCCGCCAGCACGCACTGCGCCCCCGGTAAACACGCGCGCAGCCCATCCTCGTGCGGCGGGAGGTCGCCGCCATGCCGGAAATGACCGCTTCGACGCGCGAGGCCGCGCGACGCCTCGGCGTCAGCGACACCGCCATCCACAAGGCCGAACAGGCGGGCCGCATCGCCCGCGAGCCGGACGGCCAGTGGGATATCGACAAGACCCGCCGCCGCCTGACTGAAACCGCTGATCCCGTCCGCTCGCCACTGGCCAGCGGTGCCGGCGCCGAGGCCACGCCCTTCGCGCGGCTGAAGGTCGCGCAGCTCGCCCTGAAGGTGGAGGCGCAGCGCCTCTCCCTGGATGAGACCAGGCGCCGCCTTGTCGACGTCACCGAGGCCAATGCCGCGCTCGATGAGATCGGCAGCACGATGCGCGACGCGCTGCTGAACTGGCCGGCTCGCGTCTCGGGGCTGATCGCCGCCGAGATAAGCGTCGACCCGCATCTGCTGCAGACCATCCTGCAGAGCCACATCAACGACCTGCTGACGGAGGCGGCCGATCGCTTCGATCCAGCAGGCCTCGGAGGGGATCGGGCTTCGCAGCCGTGACCATGTGCGCCGGCGTGTCGGCGCCATGCTCCGGCCGCCACCGCAGCTCACGGTTTCGGAATGGGCCGAGCGCCATCGCATGCTCGGCAGCCGCGCCTCGGCCGAACCGGGCCCCTGGCGCACTAGCCGCACGCCGTATCTGAAGGATGTGATGGACGCGCTGTCCGCGGTGCATCCGGCCCGGCGCGTCGTGTTCATGAAGGGCGCGCAGGTCGGGGCCACGGAAAGCGGAAACAACTGGCTCGGCTACATCATGCACCACGTGCCGGCACCGGCGCTGGCGGTGCAGCCGACCGTCGAACTGGCCAAGAGGTTCTCGCGCCAGCGCATTGATCCGCTGCTGGAGGAAACGCCCGCGCTGCGGGAACGGGTTGCCCCGGCGCGGGCCCGCGACAGCGGCAACACCATGCTGTCGAAGGAATTCCCCGGCGGCATCCTGGTGCTGACCGGTGCCAACAGCGCGGTCGGGCTGCGCTCGATGACCGCGCGCTTCCTGTTCCTCGACGAGGTGGACGCCTATCCCGGCGACGTCGCCGGCGAGGGTGATCCGATTGCCCTGGCCGAGGCCAGGGCGCGGACCTTCGGCTGGCGACGCAAGGCCTTCCTGGTCTCGACACCGACCATCGCCGGCCGCAGCCGGATCGAGCGGGAGTATCTCGCCTCCGACCAGCGTCGGTTCTTCGTGCCGTGCCCGGAGTGCGGCGAGATGCAGTGGCTGCGCTTCGAGCGGCTGCTCTGGGAGAAGGGTGCGCCGGAGACGGCGCGGTATCACTGCTCGGCCTGCGATCACCCGATGCAGGAGCACGACAAGACTGCGATGCTCGGCGGTGGGGAGTGGCGCGCGACGGCCGAGGGCCAAGACCCGCACACGATCGGCTTCCACATCTCGGCGCTCTACTCGCCGGTGGGCTGGCTGTCCTGGGCGCAGATCGCCCGGGATTGGGAGGCGGCGCAGGGCAAGCCCGAGGACATCAAGACTTTTCGGAACACGGTGCTGGGCGAGACCTGGCTGGAGCAGGGCGAGGCGCCCGATTGGGAACGCCTGGTCGAGCGCCGCGAAGATTTCGCCATGGGCGTGGTGCCGCCCGGCGCGCTGGTGCTGACCGCCGGCGTGGACGTGCAAGACGATCGTCTCGAATGCGATGTCTGGGGCTGGGCGGAAGGCTTCTCCTCCTGGCTGGTGGACCATGTAGTGATCCAGGGCAGCCCGCGGGACCGCGAGCCCTGGGACGAGCTGGCGAAGCTGCTGGCGCGCGACTGGCCACGCCAGGGCGGCGGTGCCATGCGCATTGCCCGACTCTGCGTCGACACCGGCGGCCGCGACACGGCCGCCGTCTATGGCCATCTGCGCCGGCTACGGGATCCGCGCATCGCGCCGACCAAGGGCATCGACGGCTGGAACCGGGCGCAGCCCGTCCAGGGCCCAACGCCGGTGGATGCGCTGGTCAACGGCCAGAAGCTGCGCCGCGGCCTCAAGCTCTGGACGGTTTCGGTCTCCACCTGGAAGGCCGATCTCTATCGCCGGCTCTGGCTCGGCCGCGGCGATGCGGAGGAATTCCCGCCCGGCTGGGTGCATCTGCCGCAGGGCATCGAGGCCGAATGGGTGAAGCAGTTGGTCGCCGAGCAGCTGCGCACCACGAAGGATCGCCGCGGCTTTGCGCGGCAGGAATGGGCCAAGCTGCGCGAGAGGAACGAGGCGCTGGACTGTGCCGTGCTGGCGCGGGCGGCGCTGTGGCTGCTGGGCGCGGATCGGTATGGCGAGCAGTTCTGGGCGCGGCTGCGGGACGAGGCAGCGGATGCGCCACTTGCCACAGCGCCACACCCGACGCCCGTGGCAGCAGCGACAACGGCGCCATCCATGAGCGCATCGGACACCCAGCGCCCACGCGGCTGGCTGGCGCCGCGCGCCGGCTGGCTGCGCTGATCAGCACAAGGACAGCAGGATGAGCAACGGGGCGCTGCATGCGCGGGAGCGCGAGGATCTGTCGCTGCATGTCGAACGCTGCGCGGAGCGCTACGAGGCGGTGAGTGCCGAGATCGGCGCGCTGCGGGCGCAGACGCGGCGAATCGAGACCGCCATCTGGGGCATCGTCGCGGCACTGGTCGCGCTCGGCGCCGGCGGCGCCCAGGTGCTGCCGGTGCTGCGCGCCCTGGCCCAGGGCGCCGGCCCATGAGTGCGGCGCTCGATCCCGCGGTGCTGGCCTGGGCGCTGGCGCGGCCGGCGGGCGATCGCTGGCGCGGGCTGGCGGAGGCCTTCGCCGCGGGCACCACCCGCGTCAGCTTTGACGGACGGACCGTCGAGTATCGCAGCCTGGCCGAGATCAGCGCCGCGCTCACCGCTGGCCACGGCGCCGAGAACAGCGCGGCCCGCCGCCCTGGCATCACCCTCGCCCGCTTCACGAGGTCCGCATGACCGAGAGCCCGCTCCTGACGCCGGCCGCCCTGGCGGCGGCGCTCGGCGTGCCCGAGGAGGCGTTCCGCGCTTTTGCCCGGCTGCGCGGGGTGGCTTGGGAGGCGCGCCTCCCCGCCGCCGACGCGGCCAGCCTCGCCCTGGCCTGGATCGCGACCGGCGGCAGCGCCGCGGGCCCGGTCGCCGAGGCAGCGGGAGCGCTGCTGGATGCGCTGGGCGCCGTGCCGCGATGATGGCGCGGCTGCGCTCGGCCTGGCAGGTGCTGCGCGGCTACGCCGCGGCGCAGGACAGCCGCGCCTCCGCCTGGGCGCCCTCCGGCGGCAGCGCGACGGCCGAGGTAGGCGCCGCCGCGCCCACCGTCGCGCGCCGCGCCCGCGATGCCGTCCGCAACGATCCCTACGCCGCGCGCATCGTCGATCTCTGGACCGGCAATGCAGTCGGCGCCGGCATCACCACGCGCTGGCCGGATAAGGCGCACGCCGAGGCCTGGCGCCGCTGGTCGGACAGCACGGCCTGCGACGCCGAGGGCCGTCTCGACCTCTATGGCTTGCAGGCCCTGGTCATGCGGGCGGTTGTGGAGAGCGGCGAATGCTTCGTTCGCCTGCTGCCGGCCGAGATCACGCTAGCCAATCCGATCGGCCTGCGGCTGCAGGTGCTGGAGAGCGATCACCTCGATACCGCCCGCACTGGCATTGTGGAGGGGGCGCCGACCATCCAGGGCATCGCGCTCGGGGAGGCCGGTGAGCCAGTCGGCTACTGGCTTCATCGCGTGCACCCCGGCGCATCCTGGGTTCTGCCGGGCGGTGTGACCTGGCTCAGCAGCCAGCGCGTGCCGGCGCGCGACGTGCTGCACATCTATCGCAAGCGCCGCCCCGGCCAGCTGCGCGACGTGTCCTGGCTCGCCCCGGTCCTGACCCGCCTGCGCGA